TTTGTGGACCATAATCATATTGTTTTCTACAAAACAATTCATATTGGTCTCGTTGAATCTTTTTAAATTCTGATGTCATTTCAGGATATGTGTTTTCCATATATCCAACAACATCTGTTGGTTCTCTTTCAAAATCAAGAGCCGAATCTGGCAATCCCTTTGGTGTGTCTTTAATCATTATTTACTCCATATTTTTTTTAGTTGCTTTTCGTCTACACCATACTTTGATATAATTGAATATACGACATCTTTACCCATAATGTCAAGTGTTTTCTCAATATTTTGTGAACTTTCTTCAAAGTGTTCACATAATATATCCATAGCCCACTTTTCTATCTTGGATTTCTTTTTAGACTTGGTGTATTTTAAAAAGGTTCTACCCTTTGGTATCACATCTGTATAGAATTGATATACTGATTTAGGTTTTAGTTCCCAGTATTGTTGTATTTCATTCACTATTTCAATCCATTCTGGTTTCATTGATAAAAATCTATGCACCATATAATTAGACCAAGTCTTTTTAGATGACTCGTCTAAATCTTCCCAATAATTTGGTCGTTGATTGTTGGTAATTTCCTGTATGTGATTAAATAGCGTTTTTGTTTTCATTGTGAATAACCTTTTAGATATAAATAAATAGTTAGTATGAATCTGAAAATGTAAATTATTTAGTATTGGTTTGTCATTTCTGTTCTTGGAAATGAAATTTTGTGTCTTTTATAATCTATGCTATCTTGATATAGTTCATCAACCTCATTAGAGTATTTGTATTTACTGACATTATCTTTAATGTTGATTGTATTTCTTGCTACTAAATCTAAATTATCTGTATCATCAAACAATTGTTTATCAGTCTTACCAATTTTAAATCCATACTCAACATCAAGTTCAAAATCATCTCCATTAGATTTAAGTGAGAAATTACAATTGAAGTGTGAATCTTTTAAGTTGTATCCTTTATAATTGTCTCTGATGATAAAATTAATATTTGATTTATTAGATATATTTACCAATACCCAAGCAAATCCTTTAATCGCTTTTATAACTTCATTTTCAATCGTATCAACTATATTATTTTGTTCTGTTGATAATAAAAATTCATTTGTAAATATACTATCGTCCTTTTTCTCTTTCAATTCTACTTCAACCTCTTTGACTTGTAGTGAGTTCTCTCTAATTCTCGCTCTATAATATGGTGGTTTTCCACCCTTTTCTTTTGGTGTCGCATATGAAAAGTCATCTCCGATTAAATCCTCTCCCTCTTTGGTAAAATTAAATGTATTTAATAAGACCTCAATAAAGAATGCTCTCAAATGTCTAATCAATAATATATTTTTGTAATCATTTGAAGTCCAAGAATTTAGTATTGTTTTTTCTTTCGATACATCAAACTCATCTTTATAAACATCTAATGGTGTGTGGTCTAAAATGTCTGTTGATTGCATTAAATTTAATAATCCATTATTTCCAAAGTATTTATGATTATCATACAAGAATTTTAATTGTAACATAAAGTCCATATGATTTTCCTTTGGATAACCTGGAATCCAATTTGCGTTGTAGAATACATTACTCTCGTGAGCTGATTTTAGAAAATGACTAACATCATCAGAAGTTTGTCCTTTTTCCATTAGTGCTAATATTTTATTTACTCCGTTCTCAACACCAACATTCATATAATTTAATCCAACATCAACTGCTTTTGTCAACAATTCTCCGTCTAACTTCTTATGTGTTCTGAAATGTCCACCCCAATACATTTTTGGTATATTTCCATTATTTATTTCTTCTTGCAACTTATCTACAAATTTTTTAAAATTAGGCATTGACCCGTTTATTAGTGAATCAGTAAACCAAAAGTTATTAATACCAGTCTGCTCTTCTAATCCTTTCATTTCATCAACAATTTTTTCATTATTTTTGTATCTGTATAATCGTGTTTCACTACAAAATGTACATTTAAAAGTACAACCTCTTGAAGTTTGCATAGGTAATGTAACTTCTAAGTCAAATAGTTCTGCCAACTTTCTGTAATCATCAATAACACTTTCGTCCCAACTTGGTGTTTCTAATTCATTAAGATTTTGTGGTAATAATCCACCATTAAATACTGGTTTTCTACCACTACGACCTTTTTTTAACACCGTAGGAAAACTTGGTGATATTTTATCCCAACGATAAATACCTCTAATGTTTTCATAGTGTCCGTCTTCTAAATATTTATTTACCAAATCAGATATAATTCTTTCTCCGTCGTTAGAACCACAAGCGATATCAACAAACTCTCTATAATTATCTTTCTCAACTAATCCACCACACTCCGAATACCAAGAGTAAGGACCACCATACCAAATTTGTATCTTTGGATTTTTTTGTTTTACATATCTCGCAATATAGTCTGTTGTAATAATGTTTGATGTGTAAGTGGTAAATGCCACAACATCATATGTTGATAGTTTTTCAATATACTCGTGCCATAGTTCTTTAAAATAAGGTAGAATTTCTGTTTGAAAATTTGTTTCTGAATTCCAAGGTTTATCATTACCCCAATCCCAAAACTTTTCTATGTTCTTTTCTTTTGTATAGATTGATGATAAGATATTTAAATCTATTTGGTCTACAACGACATCTTTATTGTTGATGTGTGATTTTAAACTACCTATTGCGAACGAAGGTGTTTGAACTGACCATTGTGGACAAATACATAACGCTAACCTCATACAAAACAATCTCCCAACATCCAAGTTATCAATGAATATCTTCTACCTTTTGTGATTGGTGTAACTCTATGTGATAAGAATGCAGGAAAGATTGTAATACTTCCTCGTGTTCTTGGTGCGGTGTAATTATTTTTACCTGATTTATCCGTGATACCAAACTCTAAACTTCCACCCTCATATTTTGTTTCGTCTGATAATTGAACGATAGCGGTTAGTTTTCTTGTGGAAGTTTCTTTTGCTCCACAATCGGTATGCCATTTATATTTACCACCATTTTCATATCGTAATATCTTTACCTTTTCCATTTCTTGTATATTGTATTTCCAAATAGATAAGTTAGATAATTCAAATACCATTTTTAATTTGTTATTGAGTTTCTCATTATTGATTGTAACTTCTTTATTATCACGAACTTCTTTGTTCAATATGTTATCGTCGTAATTACCAGCGAGTTCTGATTCAGTCGGTTGTCCTGTTTCTAAATATCTCATCAGTTTTTGGCATTGACTCAATGATAGAAAGTCCTTTTTATGAACTACAAATTTAAAGTTGTCGTTTTGTATCATACGAAAGTATCTCCTACACCCCAACATACACAAGAATATCTATTTCCTTCGGTTATTGGTGACACTCCGTGTCCTGCAAATGATGGGTGTATAATTAATTTACCAACCTCTTTTTCTATTTTTGTTCCGTCAAACAATGTAAATTCTCCACCCTCGTAATCTGTATTTAAAAATACGATACAAGTTAATTTGACTGAACTAAATCTTTTAATTGGGTGAAAGTCTGAGTGTTGGTTATACCAATCTCCAATATCGTATCTATGTGCTTGTAGTCTGTTGTCATAAATCCCTTTGATATTATATTTGTAAATCATTTGGTCTGCCACTTGAATTGCAGTCCAGAACTTATCAAGATATTTTTGTTCTTCTGTTCTACTAATGTTTAACATACAAACTTCATCTTTCATAACTGGTTCATCTTGCCAAGTAGGATTTACTCCACCTGTGTAATGTCCTTGTTTTCTTTCAGATTGTTCATCAATATATTTGATAAAGAAATCACAATCCTCTTGTGTAAAGAAATTACTTTTTTCAACTACCCATTTGAAGTTTTGGTTTAACTTCAAACTATCCATATCTATTGGTTTATACATTTTTATCCTATTTGAAGTGGTCTCCGATAAATAATTCTTGAATTACATATCGTTTACCTTTACTGATTGGAACAACATTATGACATAGAAATGCCGGAAAGAAAGTTAATGAACCTTTTAGTTTGTTCATTGAATACCATTCTTTAGTGTCTTTTTCTTGGATACCGAATTGAACATCTCCACCCTCATATTCACTTGGGTCTGTTAATTGAAGTATTCCTACTAATTTTCTTACTGAACAAGTTCCCGCATTAAAGTCTGTGTGCCAACCATAAAATCCACCTTTTGTGTATTCTATTAATTTTAATTCATTATCACACCCGTCAATATCAAAATGAAATACTTTATCATTTACGATATTGGCCATTTGAAACATTTTGTCCTGTAACCATTTCCAATCTTTGTTTGGTTTGTCTGGTCTGAACTGGTTTTCTTCTTGTTCACATAAATACCACTCATTAGTTTTTCTAATTTCTGGTATGACTGCATTTTTTCCTTGTTCATCTCCAACACAACCAATGACATCTTGTTCTGATTCCATAATGTCTTTTAGTAATTCATCACATTTTTCTGATGATAAAAAGTTTGGAATTTGAACTGAATATAAAAAGTCGTTATTCTGTTTCTGACTCATCTGATACTAAAACCCTATTCGCAAAGTAATTCTTGCCGTTATTTGTGTTGTCTATATTATAAGTGATTTCGTGTAGGTCAAGTTTTTCAACACTAACCACTTTAATTTTGTTTAATTCATCTGTTAAAACTTCATCACCAATTTCTAATGGTCTGTAATCTGAATCTATGTGTGAATCACTTGCGATAAAAAATGGGTGGTCATCTGTTGCTTTAATTTCTGTATTATCACTAAATTTATATTTAACTAAATTATCGTGTCTAATTTTTGTAATCTCTCCCACGATTGAATTTTGTAATTTACCAGTTTCCACATCATAAGTTTTTATTTCTGTTCCTGGTCTAATCTTTTGTATGTTTTCATAAGTTCCGTCTGTTAATGTAATCATAGTATCACCTGTAAAACATTTACCTGGTGGAATATTATGGACCAATATGTCTGATGTAAAGTATGTATCAATGTCCTCTACATCTAATGAATAAAATGTTTCTTCTTGTGCGACTTCTGTTTTTGATGTAATCTCAACCTCGTTTCCGTCCTTATCAAAAAGATAATCTCCAACTGAAATATTTGTAGGTTTTACCCAACTCCAAGTATCACTTTGTTTTACAAAGTATCTCGCACCTTTCATCATAGATTGTTTCATAACCGGAACTTTTATACTACCATTAAGTAAATAGTATCCGTAATAGTCCTCTTGATAAGTTCTCACAACAACTGAACCTGAAGCGACTGAACCACTCAAATCTGTCGTGGAATAACTTAACCAATCCTCAAAGAAAAATTCATCTGGCATACCAACTGGTAGATAAGATTTTACAACATCACCTACTTGGACATCTTGAACTTGTTTTTGAGAGTCATCAAACATTCTAATATTACTACCACTTGGTGTTGAATATAATAGAGCGTTCTGCATATGATACCTGTCTCCACTCAATACGAACTTAGGAGCCATTGAAACATCTAACTTATCTTTTTTCTTAATTAGTATTTGTCTATCTGGTGTCATTAAATATTCATACTTCGGTGATTTCAAATATCCTTGTGTTCCTACGGTTGAACCACTCGGAACAATGTAAGTTTCAATTAATGAACCACTACTGACTGCATTTTGGTAAGTAGGATTTTCTGCAACATACTTATGAAACAATATACTATCATCATAAGAAGTTCCGTCATCATCTGGATTTTTAATTACAAAATCTGGGTGATATACATTTGTGTCTGAAAAAGAACCTGTATTGAATATTGGAATTAAACTTGAACTTACTGGTGAATTTGAAAGTATAGTTCTAAATGGTGTTTTATTAAACGAACCACTAACTATTTCTAATAAATTATCATCACTAAACCAAGGTGTTTGCATCCACAAATGGAACTTATCTAAATGGTCTGTATTTCCTCTTTGTGAAAAGTATGTTAGTGAAGTATTTTCAGCGTACTCAAAATTTACTGAAATATTGTGTCTTGCGAAACTTGCACTAATTATTGGTTCTTGAAATGATGAAGGGTTTTGTTTTACAATATCATCTTGACCATAAATATAAGCAGTTGTACAACCTTTTTCGTTTGCATAGTCTGCTATCATATTAAAAGAAGCCGTTTGTTCATTATAAGAACCATACATACCACAAGCAGTGTTCATCTCATTTAAATAAACATTGTCTGTGCTTTCCTCTTTGATATAATCAACTCCTGCAAAGATTGCGGTATTAGTATTTGCTGGCCAACCTCCGGCACTTCCCGTAATATAATTTAAATAACTTTCTATTGTTGTTTGTACTGACATAATTTTCTCCTAAGAATAAATATCAATTTATTCCATTTTAGTAAATATTTTCTCTTTCAATACTGATTTTGCTGGTGTATTCCAGTCCTCTAACTTAATCATTGCGTAATTGTATCCTTGTTGTTTGATTTCATTACACCTTAACCAAACTAAATCACTTCCTAATCCTTTATTTCTATATTCCGGTATTATATAACGATTACATAAATAGGGATATTGTCTATTCCAATCTATAAATGCCCAACCACACTCAGTTAAATAAAATGTCCAATTATCTTTTAATCTACTTCTTAGGTCTTTTAAATTCCACTCTTGCCAATCTTTTCCAAATGAATCTTTAAAGTTATCCAACTCTTCTGATATTACTTGTATTTGTTCTGAATGAATATCATTATAGTTTGTAAACTCTTGATACGCTGGAACTTCTCGTGGTTCGTAAT